GAGCAGCGAATGGGGCGAACTCTTGCGAACGTGAGGCGATGATGAGTGATGTCAATACCATCGGTGGCAACATCGGTGAGATTCGGCCAGCAGTATTCGGGAGAGGAATGGCCCGACATCACAATCCGCAGGTTACTGGCCGAAGTTCGTCGGCTGAAGAAAACTGGGCTTGCGATTGCCAATGCGGTTGGGGTCGATGGAGAAGTGGCGACTATCACAACCCGCAATCCACAGGCGTCGAGTTGGAATAGGCAGTGGAAAGAAATATTTGCTGGCACACCACTCGCAAGGATTCCACTCGTTCTCATGCACAGCGGAATGGAATGGGCAGTCGTTGATCAAGTGGAGTAACCTCGGTTGATAGTCACGGACTCACTGGACATACCAGCCTTAACCGCCGCGTGGATTCGCAATAAGTCTGACGAATTGGCCGTCAAAAACGGATGCCAGTTCGATTGGACTCGTGGCGCGTACACGGTCTGGTGGATCGAGCGGATGTGCAAGCTGTATGAGGGTTCGCAGGCTGGTGAACCAATGCTGTTGCGTGGTTGTGCCGAATGCGACTACGGACTGCCAGTGTTCGACGATTGGGATGACGAGTGTATCGCTGTTTGCGGCGAGCGAGCAGCACGGCATTCCGAGTGCGTAGCGGCGGGTCATCGCATCGACTGGCAATACGACTGCACGATGCGAGTATTCGGCTGGGTGAAATGGTCGGACCATTGGCAGGAATGGATTCGCCGGTATCGCAAGGCGTCAATCTGGGTTCCGAAAAAGAACAAGAAAACACCAACAATGTCCGCATGGGGTCTGTACCTCATGGCGGGAGAGGGCGAGGGCGGTCAACACGTCTTCTACGCATCCAAGGATGGGTCACAAGTCAAGGACGGGGCGATCAAGCATGTGTTTGCGATGCTCGACCAGTCCGAAGAACTGAGCAACGAATGCACGCTCAATAAAACATCGTGGCAGGTAATGCACGAACCGACCCGATCCACAATCCTTCCAATGTCGTCATCAAACGAACGGACGCAAAAGTCGAAGGAGGGAAAGAACGGTTCAGTGATGGTCGATGAAACGCACATTGTTGACCGCAAGTTCATTAAACGTATCGACCGTGCGGGAATTAGCCGTAAAGAACCGCTGCACGCGGAGTTTTCGACAGCGGGCGATGACCCCGACAGCTACGGCATGGAGCAGTTTCAGAAAGCCGTCAAGATCATCTCTGGAGACAGGGAGGAAGAGGCGACATTTGCTGCGGTGTATGCCGCTCCACAAGACCTGAAGGACGGCGATCTTGCCGCTGACCCACTGAAGTACGGGCAACTTGCAAACCCAGCGATGGGACACACCGTCAATCCCGAAGAGTTCCTGGCTGACTACGCGAATTCAAAAGATTCGCCATCCGATCTTTCCACATTCAAAATGTATCGCTTGAATGTCTGGCAAAACTCTACTAGCCCGTGGTTGCCAATGGAGAAATACGATCTCGGCCATCGAGACTTTACTTACGAGTCAATGCAAGGTCGCGAATGCTGGGCAGCACTAGACCTTGCGTCTGTTAGCGACTTCGCGGCGCTGTGCCTTGCGTTCCCGGAGGGAGGCGAAGAGTTCAAATTTCTCTGGTGGTACTGGCTACCGGAAGACACCGCGAGACTCAATCAGCATAAAGTTGATTTCCAGAGATGGATTCAAGACCCTCGATGCCGTCTACAGTTGACCTCGGGAGCACGCATCCACTTTGGAGCCATCCGGTCGGACATCCGGGAATTGGCAAAGCAATATCAAATCAGCGAACTGTCGTATGACGATTGGGGTCCAGCGGAGCAAACCACGCAAGAAATATCGGAAGGCGTCACAGACGGCAGTGGTCGAGTCATCGAGGGTGCAACTGGTATTCCGCGAGTCAACTTCTCACAAGGACTCGCAACAATGAACGCGCCGACGAAGATGTTCGAGGCCGCAGTCATTTCAGGTCAGGTTCTGCACAATGGCGACCCGCTCACGCGGTGGATGATTCAAAATACAACCGTAAAACGAGACGTGAACCTGAACTACAAGCCGATTAAGCAGCAGGACTTGTCGAAGAAAATTGACGGTGCGGTCGTTGCGATTATGGCAAGGGCACGGGCGATGATCGGGGTTGGCGGAAGTGTGAATGGATACTACCTCAACAACAGTCTCGCACTCGGCGGCGGTCCCGTCACATAGCCAGAAAAAGGGCGAATGTCAACAATGAAGGATGTAATTCATCTCGCAATTTTGTTATCATCCCTCGCAAGTATCGGCGTTGGGTTATGGCTGATTTCACCGGCTGCAATGTTCATCGGACTGGGTGGAATCATGCTGACAGGTGTTGTTGTCGCTCGGTGTGGGTGGATGCTTCAACGGAGGTCGGAATGATCGTTGACGGAGTGGCATTTCCGATTGTCGATGTGGATGGAGCCACAATTTCACGACGCGACGTTCCATTGGCGGAATTACTGGTAGTCAGAGAAAAACTGGCGGAGGCGATTTCGCGAGAGTTTCGCGAACAGTACAAAAGAAACATGAACGAGTGGCACGAAACCGCGAACAAGAACGGCATTTTGACATGCACTACGCGATAAGCACACAACCCGTTCCCGTCACTGGGGGCCGGATAATCTTGGTGAATAGCTACCACCCTAGACCCGGCCATCCCAGCGACAGGATTGACAAATAAACGACGGAATCAGTGACGGGGCATAGGAAGCCCCCAATGTTCACACAACTCGCGACGAGCATTATGCAAACGCTGATGCCGAGCGCTCCACGCATGGCGGCGTCTTCTGATCGCGGACCAGACGCGGACTTCTGGTACACATCCGTCATGGGCATGCCGAATCTGGCAGGGTTCGTTGGTGGTGCGAACGCATGGATGTTCGTGTCAACGAGCTTTGCGGCAACGCGCGTCCTGTCTGGCATCGGTGCGACAATGCCGCTCGAACTGAAGCGGCTATCCGAGACAAAGGGCCGATTATCTTCGCAGGTGGTTCGCACAGACATTCGATATCGCCTGCTGAATGACCGCCCAAACCCGATTATGAGCGCGACAGCGTTCCGGTCACTCATGATTACGTGGCAGGTTAATCGCGGGACTGCTTTTGCAGAGATCCAGCGAGACTTCGATGGCGTGACGCCTGTCAAACTGTGGCCGATTCATCCGTCGCGATGCTCAGCGTTTATCAATGAGGCGGACGGGCAGTTGTGGTGGAAGGTCAGCAATAAGGCGGCGGAACCGTCAAACATTCCCGACCGAAATATGCTGCGGGTTCCGTACATCCTCATGGATGACGACGGGATTCACGGTCTCGGTGTAGGCGAACTGGCGTCCAGGTCAATCGGACTTGGGCAGACGCTGGAGAAAACCGAACAGGATGCGTCAAGCACGGCATTGCCTCGAATGGTGATCGAATGCCCGAACGCGATGGGGATGCCTGAACAAGACGCATTGCGGCACCAATGGGCACAGTTGTTCGCAGCCGGTTCTGACAATGTTCCAGCAGTTCTCGTCGGTGGAAAGAAAGCGGTTCCGTTGAACTGGTCGGCAACCGATACGGATCATCGCGGGCGTCGTGAATTCAACATTGAGGATCTGGCTCGATGGTACGACGTTCCATTGACGTTGCTACGGAGAATGGTCAAGGAGTCTGCCGGTAACGTCGAGCAACTGAGTTCCGAGTTCCAGAAGTTCTCACTCAAGTTCCTCGAAATGTGGGAACCTGAATGCCGCGAAAAACTCCTGACGCAATCCCAGCGTGACGACGGAATGGTGTTCGAGAATGATTACAAGTCGCTCCTGAAGGCTGACCACGTTGCTCGTTCGGCATACTGGACCAACCGATTCTCGACAGCCAGCATCACGCCAAATCAGATTCGTGAGGCTGAAGGCGAGAACCCCAGCGACACAGAGAATGCCGACACTGAGTTTATCCAGGGTGCATTCCGTCCGTTGTCGGAACCGTATCATCAGACATCTGGCGGCGAGATGGCAAAGGGCAACCCAAAAGACGGCAAGCGACCACCAACAGCACCACCGAAGGCCGCAATCGCGATTCGTGCTGCCAGAAACGCTGTGCGAACAATGCTGTCGGAAACTCTGTCTCGCATGACCGTCAAGGAAATGAAGCGTGCCAAGGTCGACGCATCTCTACCGCGGACATTCTTGCCGAAACTTGAAGAGTTCTACGGAGAACACCGCAAACACCTCGCAGACGCACTGTCTGGCGTTTGTGCGGCGGGAAATGAACTGAAGATGCGACTCGATCCTGATCGCGTCTCCAGCGAGTGGTGCGACTCGTCTCTGAAACGATTGGTCGACGCTTCGGGTTGCTCGGTCGGTGAACTGCCGGATGCCGTAGCGTTGTGTGTGACCGACTGGAATACGACGCGAGTCAGTGAATTTGTGGCGACAATTACCCCTAAGAAAAAGCGAGCAGAACCATGCCAACGCTAAGATCGTTTTTGACTCAACCACTGCTGATGGAAGAAAACTGGATTAAGCAGAATCTACTTCCGATTGCCGACAACACGATTAACGATGCCGTCCGTGGCATGTTCTTCAACGCTCCCGATCCGGTATTGATTGCCGAAAAGCAGTGCGCCGCCGCGAAAGCATCTGGCCGAACCAACCAAAAAGCCGTCGCGATTCTGCCGATTCGCGGTGTCATCGACCAGCACGGATCATGGTTCACGGAAATGATTGGTGGCAATTCCGTAGACTCCCTGTCGGCAGCGTTTGATATGTGCATGAACGAAGATCGCATCGGCGCAGTGCTGTTTGACTGCCACACTCCGGGCGGAAGTCCATACGGAGTCAAAGAATTCGCAGACAAGGTGTTTGCGGCACGGTCGGACAAACTGATCGTATCCGTCTCAAATTCAATGATGTGCTCGGCGGGATGCTGGCTGGGATTGGCGGCTGACAGATCGTTCGCGTCGCCAATGAGCACGAATGCGAGCGTCGGGGTTTACTCGATGTTTGTTGACCAGTCGAAGTATCTGGAAGATGAAGGCATCAAAGTCACTGTCTGTCGAATCCCAGAGTACAAGGCTGAAGGGATTCCATATGAACCGCTGAAGCAAGAGGCTGTCGACAACGAAATGAAGGCGATTGGACGGATCTACGACGAGTTCGTGTCGTCTCTCGCCAAGTATCGCGGGTGCTCATCGTCCGATGTGAAAGACAAGTTCGGTGGCGGGCGATGCATGGATGCGAAACAGGCGGTCGCCGCTGGAATGGCAGACGGCGTGATGTCGCTCGATCAGGTGCTGGCGAAGATTCAGGCTGGTTCCGTTCGGCGTCAGTCAACGGGGGCGGCGGCGATTGTGGACGACGATGGGTCAGGGTCTCGCCGCTGCAAGGTGGCGTTGGCTGCAATGTCGCTGCATGGAGGATGAGTACAAGCGGCGGTTTCGGGCGTGAAATCATCTATGACGGATTGTGGTCGCTGGAAATAAAACACATCCAAAATTGCGATTGATGCCGGGTGATCAGTGTCTATGATGACGCCACTGACGAAGGCAAGCGTCACCACAATTTAATTCATGCAGCTCAATGCTGCTTGACGTAACCCGCACAAGTTACTTGCCTGACTTGTCGCGGGTTTTTCGTTGGGAGGATGGGACAGGACCGGACGGGACAGGATGGGAGATGACAGGAATGGAGGGTAGTGGAGAGGTTTATTTTTTCAGGCAAGGAAAAGAACATGGATACATTGACGGTAAGGCTGACGGGGGTTGCTGGCACGATTCCGCACAACGGGCAAATGGCGAATCCGATGAACAGTTTCGCTAAGGCGATGAAGGCCATTAGCGGAAAACGGAAAAAGCAAGAGGAAGATTTTGAGGCGATGGCCGAGATTGAATTTCTTGGCGCGTTCTACCTCGATAGTGATGGTCATCCGGGATGGCCGGGCGAAAACATTGAATCGATGTTGATTGCGGCGGCGAAGAAACAAAAAGAGGGTCCATCGGCAAAGATGTCGATCTTTGTGGATGGTGTTCTGCCGCTGATTTACAAAGGGCCGAAAACGCCCGAAGAACTCTGGGAGAAGGAAGAGTTTCGTATCGTGGCGTCCGTGAAAGTGCAGACATCGCGAGTTATGCGAACGCGGCCAATTTTCCGCCAATGGGAATTGATCGTTCCGATTCAGTACGACCCAGCGTTGATTGATCGGGCGAATGTCATGCGGTGGGTGGAGATTGCGGGTCAGCAAATTGGTCTCAGCGACTGGCGTCCACGGTACGGAAGGTTTACCGCAAAAGAAGAGGTATAGCACAGAGGAACGGATTGGATCGGAATGTGTAGTGGACTGGATGTGAGAGCACCGGAGAGTACCGGAATGGAGAGGAATGGTTTTTATGTCACTGACATCAATTCATCCAATCGACACAACTGGCATCAAAAAAGGCGATATTTTGTCAGCAGATTTGCTGACACAGATCGTCAAAGTTGGTCCCGAGTCGAAGAATTACCAGTGGAAGATTTTGAAACTGAAGGACTTCATCGCAAAGGCAATGGCCAATCGTGGAGAAGCGGCAACGCTTGTGATTCGCGGGAACGCCATTCATGTTTTGACCGACGCCGAAGCCGGTCCGTACAATGCCCGCATGGGAAAACTCGGGGCAAGGCGAATTCGTCGAAGCCGGGCGAGACATGCGGTGATTGACCTGTCGAATCTCACGCCCGATCAGCGGGTTGAGTGGGACCGTGATCAGGCAAAATTGGCGATGATGTCCACGGCTGTCAATAGCCGAAAGATTCCAGAAACGAAGCCGCACAAGCGGATTGAATAGAGGATGATTGGAGTGGAGTGGAGTGGAGAGGAAAGGTGAGGAATGGAGGAGACAGGAGCGGAATGGAAAGGCAAGGCCGCAGGATTTCTCCTGCGGCCTTTTTACGCATCTCCCTCTAATCGTTTCAGGAACGCACTCACCACATCCGAGTCAAACACGAACCGCCCGCCCGCCCGCTTTCGCGCGAGTTTTACAACCTCTCCAGTTGACAGTCTGATTCCGCGCGTTGACCACCGATGAACCGTCGAGTTTGCGGACGGCTTCCATGGACATAATTGGGCGACTTCACTGGCGGTCAGATCCATTTAGCATTCCGTGCCAAGCGTGCGAGATGTGCCATCAATGCGTGGCATCATAGATCGTGTTTACTTTCGCTCAATCCCGTGCCTACACTCTGACGCACGAACCCGCGAAACATCCGTCATAGATATTTCCGGGCGACAACTGAATCAGCGTCGTGACCTCGCTTGCCATTGTTAAGCGTCCGCGACGTGCGAAATTCTCAAGGGTGCCATTGTTGCCCGCGAAGTTTCCACCCGTCCAAACCTATCAACACGGTTTGCGGTGGACTCGCGTCTGAAGCAATCTTCTTAACTCGTCTCGATTCCATCGCACAAGCAAGGAATCGAAGCATGGACCCTCGAATTAAGGCTCTCATGGATCGTCGGGCAGAATTGCTCGCCAGCATGAAAGCGCTCACTGCCGCAGGATCTCTGACCGAAGATCAGGGAAAAGAATTCGACGCGATGGAAGCCGAATGCGCTGCCATTCCGGGCAAGATCAAGGAAGTCGAAGCACTGATCCAGAGGGATCAGCAGCGTGCCGCGTCACTGGCGAAGTTGGAGCAAACCCAGATTTCGACCAGCCGACAGACCTCTCTCGATTTGACGCGAACGAATACCGATTCGAACGCGCAGATCAAAGTCAAGGACGCATTCCTTGAAGATCCAAAGCGTGGTTTCAAGACTCACGCCGAGTTTTTGACGGGCGTCATGGAAGCGGCAATCAACCGCCATACAGAAGACCCCCGCCTGAAGTCGCTGATCGTTGCCGGTCGGAATATGACCGCTGGCAGTGATGAGCAGTCAACCACGTCCGATCCATATGGTGGATTTCTGATCCCTGCCGGCTACAGCCCAAACGTGCTGTCTGTCATGGCGGAAGAAGATCCACTGCAACGATTGGTACGAGCCGTGCCAATGAACAGCCCGCAAGTACCGTTCAATGCGCGAGTTGACAAAAACCACTCAACCAGCGTGAGCGGTGGATTCGTGGTCTATCGCCGTGCGGAAACGCAGGCCGTGTCTTCGAGCCGTCAGCAATACGAACAGGTTACGTTGAACGCCAATTCATTGATGGGATTGGCGTACGCTTCCGAAGAGTTGCTGAATCGATCTCCAATTTCGTTCATCGCGTTGATCGAAGCTGGGATGCGAACGGAATTCCCTGCCAAGTTGATGCAGGAACGCATCAACGGCACGGGCGTTGGCCAATTCGAAGGTGTGCTGCAAAGCCCGGCGTTGATTTCGGTTGCGGCCGATCAGGGCCAAGCGGCAGCGACAATCACCTTCAACAACATCATCAAGATGCGTGCTCGATGTTGGGGCGACACGCGGGCTGCGTTCTTGGCCAATAAGACCACGCGGCCACAACTCCGATCGCTGGTTCAGAATATCGGAACTGGCGGTGTTGTTCAGCCGTTGTTCACGACTGAAGGTGGCGTCGAAAAACTCGACGGCCTGCCAATCTTCTTCAGTGAGTTCTGCCCAGCGCTGGGAACCGTTGGGGATATTCTGCTGTGCAACTGGGGTGAATACCTTGAAGGAACATTGCAGGGGATTCAGTCCGCGGAGTCGATGCACGTTCGATTCGAGACCCACGAACGCACGTTCAAGTTCTGGATGGAAAACGACGGTCGCGGCTGGTGGCGTTCGGTGCTCACTCCAAAGAACGGTGACACGCTGTCTCCGTTCGTTGCTCTGGCAACCCGCTGATTCGTGATTGACGATTTGATTTACTCTTCCACTCTTCGGAGATATTGAAATGGCCAGTGCAGTTGCAACGGAAAAGATCGGTTCGAGTCTGTACATCCAAAGCTACGATCACGATCCCGGCGGAACGACCGCGATTCTCGGCAGTCCAGATGGCGGGACAACGATTCGATACATGGATGCCAAGGACTATTCAGTCATGGGTGTCCAGGTGCGACCAACCATCATCACCACGTCGCTGACTCGCGTTGAGCTGGTGGCCAGTGCGACGGCTTCCTTCGCGTCAGTAACGGTCGTTAAGGATTCCGGCGCTGTCGTGATGGACTCCCTGAACGACACGTACTTCCTTGAATGCACCGACGCTGAACTCGTTCAGCTTGGTGCAACCTTGCGGTATGTCGGCGTGCGAATCACCGCGACAACCAGCACGGACGAGGCAAACTTCACATTCATCGCAATGCCGAAGCGTGCTTATGCGGGACTGACTCCAGCCAACAACATTACGTGACCGGAATTTGACTGATGGCAAAAGTTGCTTCATCTCCTCCAGCCGAAACACCCGCGCCGTCTAACGGCGGCGTGGCGTGTTCGGTTGATATCCATAGCCTCGCGGCAGATTTGTTTGCGAGGAACTTCATTCCGCGACACGACCACATCCAACCGTGGAAAGTCGCTGCTGATTGTTACGCAGGAGCATTTGAGTTCCTGCGGGTTTCGAAACTGATCGCGGATGGTGTGGAACCGAGTCAGGTTATGCCGGTTCCACCAGAAACAACCGAAAGCCCTGCGGCGTCCCAATGAGACGTGGGGCATTTCCAAACTGAAAGACGATTAACATGGCAGGTAAAACGCATTTCCCGTTGGTTGGCGGCAATCAGTGGATGAATTCGAATTACGATTTCCCAAACACCGTTGGCAATATTCTGTTCGTCTCCAGCGTGACTGGTACAAACGGGAGTGGCTACGGTCGTAGCCCAGAAGCACCGCTGGCATCGCTCGCGTATGCTTTTTCTGGCGACTTTCCCGTTGCGTCAAATGGCGACATTGTTTACCTGCTTCCTGGTCATGCCGAATCCGTGACTGGTGCGGCAACGATTGCTGCCGATATCGCGGGCGTGACAGTCATCGGACTTGGAAACGGGCGCGGTCGACCTGTCATCACGTTCAGCACTGGCACGGACGCACAGATGACCGTCACCGCCGCAAATAACGTGTTCCGAAACATCGTATTCGATTTCACTGGTGTCTCGGCGGTCGTCGCGGCAATCAGCGTGAATGCTGCTGATGTCGGATTCGAAGACTGCGAATTCATCATTTCCACAGGAACGAATGCACCTGTTCTGGGAATTCTGACGGCGGCTACTGCTGCTCGACTGCGAGTTGAGCGGTGCCGATTCCTTGGTGCGGCCACATCGACGGATACCTGTACCGCGTGCATCAAGCATGAAGTCGGTGTCGATTACGTGATTCGCGATTGCTACTTCTCGGGAAAGATGACGCAGGCGATTCTGAACGCTACCACGGTGTTGCGTGGCCTGATTTACAACAATGTCTTCGTCATCGGCACTGGAACTAAGGCAATTGCAATGGAGGCGTCCAGCACTCCAATGATTTCGAATAACCGCATCAATGTGCCATCGGGAACCGCTCCGATTGTCGCTGCGGCCGGATTCGTCGCCGGAAACATCTACAGTGCTGCTGCTGGTGTGACTGCTGGTACTGCCGCAACCATTTGATAGGAGCCTGACCAATGGCTGGTTCCTCGATGACGTTTGCGTTTGACGATGCGGTTCATGGGGGCCGCATCCGAAAGTTGACTTGCACCTTTTTGACAGATGATGCCGCAGGTACTGCGAGTGGAACGACTGTTGTTCCGGTTAATGGCGAACTAATCAAGATCGTCACGGACCCAGGCTCGGCGGCACCATCAGCGAATTGGGATGTGGTTCTGACGGACGATACCGGACTGAATCCGCTGGCTGGAATCCAGAACGCGGCGGCATTATTGGCTCGACATACCACCAACACGGAACAGACGTACTTACAGCTTCTAAACGCGGACATCACGCCAATCGGCATTGCCGCGTTTCCTGTTGTGACGGGACTTCTGACCGTAGCGGTGGCAAACGGCGGAAACTCAAAAACCGGAACGATCACGATCTACGTGAGGGTGTGACATGCTCGCGCAGTACCGCCCGAAATTTAGATCGATGTGGACCAAGACGAATGTTTTGATCCATCCATCGGCGGAACCACTGTCGATTATCGAAGCCAAGTTACAGGCTCGGCGAGCGACCACGGTTACGAATGAAGATGCGATCTGGAACGACTGCATTACAGGCGCTCGCAATCAGGTGGAAATCGACACCATGCGGGCGTTGTGCTGGCAGAAGCGGACGCTCGTACTGGACGAATGGCCACAAAGAATTGAACTGTACGCATGCCCGGTTCGATCGGACATCCCGGTCGTGATTACATACGTCGACGCGGGCGGGACAACACAAACGCTCGCAACGACAGTTTACAAGGTTCGATACGACCACGAACCGGCAATGATTTCTCTCCGCGATTCTCAGGTGTGGCCGACGCTTCTGATGGAAAGCGGAGTAATCACAGTCACATTCACGGCAGGCTACCTGGTTCCGTTCACGGTGACAGCATCAACCGACTATCTGACGTTCACCGACTACACGCCAACCAACGGCGATTCGTTCCGTCTGTCCAACAGCGGTGGCGAGTTGCCAGCGGGTTTGTCACTGAATACGACGTATTACGTGGTGAGTTCCAGCGGATCGACCTGCAAACTCTCGACGAGTTCAGGCGGTGCAGCGGTGGACATCACGACGGCAGGAACTGGATTGCACTACTTGGGTGTTCTGCCGGGAACTGTCAAACAGGCAATGCTGAAACACATCGCCACGAACTTTGCAGACCGTGAAGGTTCAACTGTCGCGGCGGATTGCGAACGATCCTACCTGCAATCGCTGCGAGCGGTGCAGTACGTGGGAATGTAAATGCTCAAACAATCACCACTACACAACGCGGCGGGTAAACGGAATACGTGGATCACGGTCCAGCGTATGACGGATGCAGACGCAAACGATATTGGCGAAGTGCTGCCAGAAGCTGCGGTGCTGTGCGAACGATGGGCATCGGCAAAGCCAACGCACTCGAAGGAATATCAGGTTGCGATGACCACGCAGCCGTTGCTGTATGGGGTGTACGAACTGCCATACGACCCGGAAACAGCAACGATCACGCCGAAAGATCGTGTTTTGCTCAATGGGCGAACGCGGCAGTTGGCTGGGGCGACCAACGACACAGAAGCGAAC